CCGACGTCAATAATCTTTTTGTGGTTTGTGCCGACCGGAGTTACAATACGAATGATCCCATCACCATTATCTCTAAGAACACAGTTTTGAATTCCGGCATAAGTAAACGGCGTCGATATGATACCGTATACGTCAACGATTGGGTGCTCATCGCCAAGCAGTGGAATTTCCTGAGTTAGTTGAGTCTTAAAGTCAATTTTCAGATTCTGAGGAACGCCAAGTTCTGGAGTTAGATACTTTACTAGATTTACTTCTGTATCATTACTAATAATGCTTGCGTCTGTTGCATCAATTGCCTGAACAAGACGTGAGTACCTGAATGTTCTTGAGAAACTATCCAGATTTGTAGCAGCATAGTTAAGAATAGCATCAATAACAAAGGTACGAAGATCTTCAGGGTTCAGACCGGTACGGTTGATGTTATACTTGACAAGACTGTTGATCTTCAGGTATGTATAGTCTGGATTAATAAACAGTGGTTCCATAGCAACAGAAGAACGCGAGCGAAGGAATCTCTTATACTCGTCTTCCTTAATCTTTGGTAGACCATCAACATCTGTTAAGTCGACTGAAACAAAGATGCGACCATACTGAGGAGGAGTAGCATCCTCACCGCCATATGCCGTCACTGCATTAATCTCTGGATAGTTTGCCTTCAGAAGATTCTCATAATCCTCGGCAGTTACGGCACGTTCTTGTGTGGTGAAAGCTCTTGGCGCATTGAACTTGATTGAGTTGAGATCCTCGGCAACAGCACCATCTTGTGCAGCAGTGATAGTTACAATCTCCACATTTGCTTCATTGTCAATTCTTCCAGCATTGATGAATCGATTTGCACCATTTGGAAGTTCACCACTTGATACGCGATATTCGATAATTACAATAGAGTTGTTCTTCGGTCTGCGTCCAACAACGCCGTCACCAAATACGACCTCATAGGTATCACCAACACCTGGCTGAATGAAGAATACCTTCGAACTCTCGCTGTAACCAAAGAGAGAAGTAGCTCTTGAATATTCTTGTGTAACCGATCCATTGTCTTCGAGTACTGTTACCGAGACGCTTGAGATATCGACATTTCTATTATTAATCTTATAGACCAGTGGGTTATTATAGTTAACCGCATAGGTATCGTTTAAATAGTTGCCTTCGTAAATAGTAATGGTATCACTAATAAAGGTTCCATTTGCTTTATTTGTAATTACAAGGTTCTCGGTTGTATTGAATGAATAAGAAAAGTCATCAACACGAGTAATGAATGATGTGCCCTTTGGAACAACAATCGAATTTTTGTTTTGATCTGTTGGTGTAATTAACAATCTAATTTTAGCAGAAGCAGAAGTAAACGATCTTGGCAGATAGTTAAGTTCTTTAGCATGTGAGATTACGCTGTCGCGCAGCTTTGCAGAATCCAAGAACATTTCATTGCTAACCATGTTCAGGTAGAAAGCATTCTGATATGTATTGTATGCAAGAATGTCGAGCAGAACAGACATGTTACTGCCATCAAAGTCATAATCCTGAAACTCTTGTTGATCGCGTAAGTAAGTTTTTAAAGAATTTTTATATTCGACAAAGTCGAGTTGCGTAAGGATAATACTTGAGTTTGCAGTCATTATCTTGCTCTATAGAGGGTGATGTTAATAGTAACCGGATTCACATTATTTATTACTTCAAAATAGATGTACACATCGTATGACTGTCGCAGCTCGTTTGTTTGAACTATAACATCAAGCACTCTGGCTCTTGGTTCATAAGTCTCAATTGTTTCACGAATTGCCTTTTTAATCTCATCTACAATAATGTCAGACATATTCTCGAAAAGGAGGCTGCGAACACGACAACCAATCTCTGGTTGAAACGGTCTATCATATTTGTCAGTTAAAATCAGATTGCGAATCGATCTCTTGACTGCCTCTTCATTAGTATACTTGGCCAGTCTTTTATTTTGTGGGTGCACATTTAGGTTCGTGTAGAAGTCACTATAATAGGGCTTCTTCTCAGAAGCTTTATCTGTACGAGTGATTTTATCAATGCGAGTGACATCTACCATTTATTTCTCTTTTAGTTTTATTTATTCTAAATATCTGGCTTCTATACAGTCAGGTAGCAAGTTCTCGACTAAAGAACCTATGCTAAAGATCGCCGGAAAGATAATATTCAATACTTCACACTCGGTCAGTGGGTTCTTTCCTGCTAAGATATCTCCTACTTTTTTGAGTGCATCAAAGATCTTTCCTACAATCGGAAACTGTCTGAGAATAGCTTCCGGAGCTTTTTCAATAATCTCTTTAATCTTGACTAGAGTATCACCTTTGAAGAAACGACGTGCCTTCTGAATAAGTTCCTCGACTGCATCGACAATTTCATGAAAGTCAAATTCTGTGATTACAATATCTTTCTTGTCAATGTCAATATCAACAAAGTCGCCAACAGAACCAAGAAGTGGAATTTTTATATTTAAGATTACATCGATTGTTTCACGAAGTATTTTTTCACCCAAGTCCTCTGCAACCTTGCCGCTCAGGAAGTCTTCCTTTGCTTTTTTAATTGCTTTCTTAGCGCTGTCAACAAGTTTATCAAACTCTATTTCAATTGCAATAGTAGGATCTATAGAAGAAAAGATCAGATCATAAATCGGCTTTCCGATAATAGGAATATTCTTGACAGCATTCCCAATTGCTTCTGTGACAGATCCAATAAAATCGTTGATAAGCTGGTTAAACCAATTCTTGATCTTATGCCATGCTTCCTCTGCAGTCAGATCAGGCGATAAAATACCGAGAGAACCATCAAAGATTCCTTCTAACTCTGTAAAGAACTTCTTTATGCTCTCAATATCTTCCTTCATTGCAGCCTTGACTTTCTTCTGACCTTCCTTTGTAAAGAGGTCTGCAATGACTGGTTCATAGACGTAAGGGTTTCCAGACTCATCCAATAGCGTTGTAGAACTAAGAAATGGAATTGGCACTTTAAACGGATTCGGCACGCCAAGAATGTCAGCAAGTGTAAGAAGGATATCAACCACTTTCATCTTAAAGAACTCTTCGATGTCTTTCGACAGTTCACGCGCTCGATACTTTAGTTCGAGTTCTAATGACTTCAGTGTAGTAAGCGGTTTCGTTGTAACTAAATCTATTACACCACCGTTTACTAATTCTTCAATAGCCAAGACCGCAGCAATCACGGGCAATGAAGATTCATTCTGAATACCAATAATGCTGACTTTTAATCTGCTTATTGTTCTACCAATGTTTTTAAAATAAGCATCAAGAGCTTTCTTGCCTATTTTTCCGTCAGGCGTGCATTCAAGCTTTGGAATTTTTGGCAGCTCGACAACAATTGACATTATCCATTCAGTCCAATAATTGGTGCACGAATGTTCACAACACCAGACTTTGATACAATATCAATATCTTTGTCTGAGTTAATTTGAATCTTGCCTTCGTTTGCTACAATTTGTAGATCTCCCTTAACTACACTGATCGAGTGATCGTTCATAGTGACACTGACAGAGTCCTTCATAGACTTTGTTATGATTGACCCGTCCGGAAAGATTTCTACGTATGCACCAGATTTATGATAGATATGAATACGCTCTACCTTTGGTGTATCATCGAGCTCGAGTACATGGCCAGATTCGGTTGTGATCGTTTTGTTATATGGGTACTTGGCAGCATACTCGGTTTTTTTCTCGCCGAGCTCTTCAATATATTCTTTTTTAACCGGGCCTAGGCCACGGGCATATCGTGAAACAGAGTGGTTATTATCATCAACGGCATATGGAAAGCTTCCCATGATATAGGAAAGCTTTGAGTCAACACGAAAGCCGAACACCTTTGAATTCTTATCCAGGCCGACTGCCGCTACACCGACACCCTTTGCGTTTGCACCAGTCGGTGGCATGACAACATGGCACCAGAAAAGATTGTCGACCCGTTCTTTATCCTGACCAACAAGTTCTTTTACTTTTATACGACCCATCTTCAACGGATCGTCTACATCAACAACCGTGGCTTGAAACCAGCGTTCAATGTCCATTCATAATCTCCTTACACAAAGTTTGTGGCTTTAGGTTGATCGCCGGCAAAACCGTCTTTTACAATCTCAAGAGCCTGCATATACTCTGCACCTTCACTGAATGTAAGCACATGACGACACTTTGTAACTAAGTAATTACCAGCTGCAGTGGAACTAGTATCGACGTATGGTCTGTCTTCACCAAGTGTAAGAGCATTCATCTCAGGGATCTTAGCAGTGATTACATCGCCAATTGTCACGGTCGTATCACCGTACACCGTAATCTGAGCAATCGTATTGAACAGGAATCTGAGATAATATGGTCGA